TTGGCTTGAATTTCTTTAAGTGTTAGTGCCATTTTGTGTGCCTTTGCTTTATATAATGTGCCTAGATAGTTCGAGACATCTTTCTGTCTCTCGCTAACATCACTATTTATACCACATCACACATTTGATGTCAATGTCACCTGCAGATTTTATTACATACCTGCCAGTGTCTTCATGCGATCCAGATCAGGGTCATGATCATCCTCAGGCTGCACCATGTCTCTCAGTTGTTGCTGAGTTTCATCAGGATCGTTTTCCCATTGCTGTCTCCACCAGTCGTTGCTGCCAATCAAGAAAGTCAGGGTGTTTTTCAGCGCTTGCTCGTCGCTGTCTGATTCATGACGGTAATCTTGATAGCTGCTGTGTGCCAGATCATGAGCGGCAGTTTCGTCATCATGGATATCAGTGAGCGGGTCTGTCATTTCTTCGCTCACCAACCAGTCTTGGAACTCGTCCAACTCAGGTGCTGGTGATGCTGTGCCACGATAATACTTCTGCAACGTGGGCACTTGGTCACCACAGCAAGTCTCGGCGGTGCTCAACAACCATGCTGGCAATCCTGGTGATTGAGTTTCATCAGCACTGTCACGGTTGCTGTTCATCTTGTGCTATCCACGTGGACCACTCCAGGTTTGCAACTCTTGATTGATACCATGCATCTGTTGATGTAACTCAGCCAGAACATGGGTTAGGTTGGCATCTGTTTGTGCTGCTCCACGCAGTCGGCGGCTGGCAGTCTTGAGATGATGCAAGTCTTCGCTCAATCCCTTGATATACATACCCACATCGTCATGACTGGCGCCACCTTGACTTATGTGACGGGCTAGAGCACGGGCACCTTTGACGTGTGGCACAGGAAATGCAAATCGTTCACCGCCATTTGTTTCCACAAACACTTTGTGGATCTTGCGCCAGCGGCTGCCTGGTACGTCTTCATTAACCGCGTCAGTGTGTCGCACAATCAGTCGGCAGTTGCCCACTTTTTGGAAGCTGCTCTTGGTGGTGCCCCAGGGTCGGCTAATGTCTGCGCTTTCGGCAACAGGTTCACGCGGTGTGATGTCGTGATCAAATTGGCTCCAATTCACACTGAGTCCTTGTTTCTTTTGAATGTTGGTGACAAAATACTTCTGCAATGACAGCATGTCGTTGAAATCGGCTGGGTTTTTGAACTTGGGAGTCTGTAGATCCATGTGACTGTTGGCGTTTTCATCATGCAGATTGATGACAATCTTGTAGTTCTTGATATTGGGGTCGTTTACTTTTTTGCTTTTGGCATAGAAATGGCGGGCCTTTTCCACTTCAAATGTGGGCTGCATGTCCTGATCAAACATTTTGACGCGGAAGCTACTTGCTTTGAGTTTGGCATGAATAGTATCTGTAATTGTGGCCCAATCTGGTGTCATCTTTGATCTCCTGAGTGTATTTAGCGGAACGACATTGTCATGGGCATGGGCTCTGCGGTCTCTTGATCCAGATCATCTCTCAACAGATCGCCAATCTTTTCATCCCAGCTGGTGAGAATGCTCATCATTCTCACACCCAGCATCATGCTCATGACAATGTCGTCATTCTCACCAGTCTTGGCTCGGAAACTGTCGCCGCTGGCCACAAAGAACTTGAGCTGACGGATCAAAGCTTTGCTGCGTATCTGCAATCTGTTTGTTTCCACCAAAGTTTTTAGCTTGGAGCAGGCCATGGCCTTGCTGCGGGTGTTGGTGTTGAGACCCTTGCGGCTGCGTCCTGACACGCCACTGCGACGTGGCTCGTGTATAAACTGACCGGGGAAGTTTTCCTCGCCAATCTCGTTGATGCTCACCAAAGCTGCTTCCCCCCAGCTGTTGTTTTCCAAACTGTAGTAGATGTCAGGCTCGCCTTTTTGTCCTTTGTCTTTGCATTCATCCCAGATGTGTTCCAGCATGCGCAACATGTTTTGAACCTGACCGGGTATGGGAGTGAGGTTGTGACACCACTCAGCCACTTGCACCATGTCAGGCAAACACCACACTGTGATGGCAGCGTAATCTTTACCCACACCAGCGCTGGGATCCAATGCCACAAGATAGGTTTTTCCCGGTTGTATTTCTTCATACCAGCGCACTTGGTTGGTTTTATACCGGGGCTCTTGGCCTGTGAGACGTTGCAGGCAAAGTCCACTTATCAAGGTTTCGCTTTCGCCAGCAAACTCACACTCAAACTCACGTTGGAAGCGCTGTAGTCCAATCTTGTTGCGCTCTGTTTGTGCCCAGGCTTCATCCCGGCCAGGAACTTCGCTGTAGTGTGCAGAGAAAGCTTTGAATCCGTTACTGCCCACCAGTCCCACTGTTTCATTGCCGAACTCGTCTATGGTTTTGTTGGCACCAAACCACAATTCGGCAAACATGTCCTCATCGCTCTTGGGTGTGCTGGTGATAATACAACGCCCGCCGGTGCTCAGTGTGGGGCTTATGGATGCCCAGAAATCTTCGGCAACTCGAGGACGCACATAGGCAAATTCGTCTAAATACAGCAGGCTGATTGACATGCCTCGTCCTGAGTCAGGGGTGGTTGTTGTGGCCACAATGCGACTGCCGTTGTCAAACGCTACGTCTTGTTGGTTGTATTTTGTGACTCCGGCTCTGAGGAAATCTGGCAATTCTTCATAGGCAAACTTCACACGCATCATGATTTCGCTGGCCGCTTTGAACTTGTGTGCTGCAATCAGCACTGTAACATCGTTGTGAAAGATAGCATACCACAACAAATAGGCCGCGGCTGTGGTTGTTTTGCCACTCTGACGAGGAATCATGGCAATGGTGTTGCGATTCTTCCAATATGTTTCTATAAGTCCCTTTTGAAACTCATATGCCTGCATGGGCAGGCGGCCCCGTGTGGGATGTTGAATATAGATGTAGTTCTCAATGAAATACGGGGGATCCTGTGCGCATTTGAGAAATTCTTCAAACTGATCGGGAGTGAAATTGGTTTTTTGATAGGGTGCTTTGATCTTTACAAAGCTGGAAATTTGTGCCATATCATTAGTTATACTGAGTCACGTCAATTGCGTGTCTGTATTCCTGCCAACCGTGTTGATCAATACTGATCAACACTTGATTTATCACAGCATCAATGTTGTTGTGCCAGTGGTTGAGGAATTGGTGTGTTCTCATCAACTCTGGCACAACGTCTTGGTAACTCCATGTGAAGTCTTGCATCAAACTGGGATAGGCGGGCATAAAGTAAATCACTTGCAATACTACACTTTGTTTTTTTTTCAGTAGCATGCTGTATATTCCTTTCAGTTACTTTTGCAAAACTTTTTGTCTTTTTACATTGCTCATGGGCGAACGTGTGCCATCTGTGACAGGCTCTTCGCCACCGGTGGGGTCCTTGTCGAAATCAGGACGATTGGGATGGGTCAGCGGGCTCATGATGCCCGGCTCGTTGCTCATTTCGCTCTCGGCCAGGAAATCGGCCCACTGTTGTTGAATGCGATCAAACAATGTTTCGCTCAAACTGTTGTCAACACCAAAGTGGGAAATTCGCTGAGCTTGTTTGGGTCCATGATATGTGTAACTTTCCACGTCGATGGGGTTGCCTTGGTCGTCCAACAGCTCTTCGTTTTCACTGTAGTCATGATCGGCATTCTCATACATCTGAGCTTCTTGCTCATGCTCATCACCACAGCAGCAGGGGCTTTCACCGCATTCTGGGCAGCACTCACTGTCTTGACCAAATCCAGCCATGCGGCGCAAATTCTGCATGTCAGTTGCGGGATCAACTTGTGCCACTTGAACTACATTGGCAGGTTGTGCATCTGCACTGCTGACATAACCTGGATTGGCTGCTTGTGTGTGCTGTGGTTCCGCATGCATGCCAGCAAGCTGCAACAGTCGTTGCAGGTCGGCTACGTTGTCGGTCGTGACGTTGGTACTGCTGTTGATACCCTCATCTTGACTGCTGATGTTTAAACTATAAGTTGTGGTCATTTTGTTTTGCCTTTTTGCTTGTGAACCTCTACATGGCTCTTGTTTTTGCTGTCCTGCCAGGTAGTAGCCCGAGGTTGTGCATGATTACCGAACACGTTGGTTCCCAACAACCAAGGTGCAGTGGCCAAGCTGCTGTCAGCCTTTTGTTGTGGTTTGGGTGTGTCGTAACCTTGATTGAAATCATCTCCCAGTGGCTCAGGCTTCACTGCCTTGTCCATGTCCAACCAGCTAAACAGCGGATTGGGAGCATCCTTGTGGTCGCTTGCACGACCCTGTGTCACTGAATTGAGATAACCCAATAGATTTTTGTTGTAGTCGTTGCCGTAAGCCACAGGAGCCTCGCTGTGCTCTGATTCCAGATACTCTCTGTCAGTGCTGAGACGGCTCTGGGGCCGCCAGCCTTTGCTTTTTGCATCGGCTCGGATTTCGTTATACCATTCCTGATGTTCATGTTGGTTTTGCACAGGATCGTGAGCCCCACGCACACGGATTTCTTTTTCGTTGATGTTCAATGCGGCGCGCAAATCTTGCAGCAACACATAGGGACTCAACTTGACGCCAGTGGCCACGCGAACTTGGTAAATGTCACGATAGGGAATATCGAAGAAGTCCAAATCGCTATTCTGTATCTTTTCTGGCGAACTTACATCTTGCAAATCAAACTTCTTGAGCACTTCCTCAAGAGTGTCCATGTCCACATCGCTGGGTTTCTGGGCAAAGCGAATAACGTATTCATGCAGTTGTTGACTTTCTGCCAGATAGTCTTTGAGTGATTTCATAACATGCTCCTTTAGCCTGTTATTTATACACACCACACGGCTAACGGTTTTTTACTGCGTTTTGGATCTGAGCAATAAGTTCGTTGCGGTCCATGGTCAGTGCCCCACCGTCCACTGGAGTGTTGTCTTCTTTGGCAAGAGCATGATCCAGTTTCATCTTGTCCATCTGCAACTTGATCAGTTTGAGTTTTTTATCCATTTTGCTGTTGCGAGCATCCATGGCGATTTTCAACATTGTTGCGCTGGTGCCCAGAATCTCTCCAGCCGTGCGTGGCTCACAATTGAGTCCCAGTTCCAACAGGTCCTGGTGTGCTAATACAGCCATCTTGGATATTTCGTCCATTTCGTCGTCATGCGCATCGAAGCCGTTGATATCCTTGAGAGTTTTTTCAAGATCTTGGGCATTTTCCATAGCTGCGCGGATGTCATCCTGGCTGGGCTGTTGGTAATCTGGTAAATCAAATGTGTTGGCAAGATGTGTGTTCATCGACGTTTTCCGGTGTTGCCTTTTCTGATATAGATGTCATCTTCGGTCAATATTCTGAAAGTCATGCCGTTTTGTTTGCACCAAGCCAATGCTGCTGCCCATTTGGCCATGTTGATTATCTGTGCTGCTTTGTCGTGACGACTTTTGGCATGCTCTACCAAGGCTTGACTGCGTGGTTTTACTTCCACGATCTCATGACGGCGGTTGCCATTTTTGTCTTGATAGATAATCATGAAATCGGGAACATATTGGCTGCGTTTACCCGTAAGCGGGTTAATGTAGTTGACACGTATGCTCTCACTGGCCCATTGGATTACACTGGGGTGAGTGTCAAGAAAGTTCATGACTGTGTGCTCCCAGGAGGAACGAAATTGAATCCTGGAATTGCCGATTAATTTGCCAGGGTTTTTTGGTATAAACTCTCCTTGGCTGAACTTGCTCATGCCAAATACTCTTGGAGATTTCCACGCAATAGTGGATTGTTTTTCCAGTTTGGTGTGCTGTTGGTTTGCACAACACCCACTTGGCTGCTGGTGTGTCGCAAGGCGTTGTAGATGGTGACAAATTGGGTGCTTAATTGGCCGGTCGTGTTGTTATACAACGTGGCAGGGTCTGCGCCAGTCTGTGCAACATAATAACTTGCCGCAGACACCAATGGTTGCAGCACACTGTCCGGTACACCAATCTTTTGAAATACCCCCAGCACCCTGTTATAGATATCGGCTGTGATATTGGTGGCTTGTGTATATGGTGTGTTTGCAGCCAACCAATTTCCTGCACTGCCGCTATTTGCAACGGATTTATTAGTTGCGCTGTTGATCCATTGTAAACTACCTCCGATTGTGCCATCGACTGTGACGCTGGAGATTGCCAATGGACCGCTATTGAGAGCAATCTGTTTGCGAATATTTTTTGCGATTGTGTCATTATATGCCATATTAACTGATTCCAAAATTCAAGACGTTGGATCCCAATGCACTAGAGCCGGCGGCAGTGCCTAGCTTTGGCGTACTGGTATTCTGGCTAATAGTGGCAGAAGAATATGTTGGTGCTGCACCACTGTTGGGGTTTGGTCTTGATGTTGTGGTGTTATTAGTCACAGGTTGAGGTGTTCTGCTAAGAGAACTGTCATTGGATGGGCTTGCAGGTAGATCCAGTCCGCTGTTATCAAAACCCATGCCGTCTTGCAGCAAAGACTGGTCAGATGTTAGGGTAACATCATCGGCGTAAATGATATTTTCGTATTTAAAAGATATGGTTACCTCGGCAGGACTACTGTCAGTGCTGTCAAAAGTGCCCCAATCAATGCGACTTATACGTGGAGATATAAGACGTGTGAGTTGGGCTTGGCCGCCAAACATGGCATATAATCCAATTTCCTGGAAGAAATTGCGACCATACACTGTGGACATACCATATCCTTTTTGAAAGTTATCAAAGCCCCCAGCTATTGCTTGCGAGGTAGGAGTATAAGATGTGAGATTTTTATTGGCGCTGGCTCGAGAATTATTAAAGTAGTAACGAAAATAATTGATCCACAACGTCAAAACTCGGTTATCACTTGTGTCGTATAGCGTCATTGTTATGTCACTAAATGTTGCTTTGGTATAGTTGTATTTTCTTAGATTATATTGATTCGATTCCACCACAGCAAGATCAATCTTGGGCCTATCTACTTTTTTTACAAGAAAGCTAATGCTTCTCTTGTCCTGCCAATTATTTAATCCCAAATTGTTGACAATTAACGGATCGTCGTTTCGTGATATTGAAGCCAATACCGCTTGGTCCAGCGTGAAGCTGGCGTAATACATGAACTTGTATCGAGGAATCCTCAATAGTTGTCCACTCCCGGCGTTGTTCAGGAAGAACTTGCTTGCGTAATTGGGAAAAGCCAATTTTGTTTGGTTTGTAATGGGTGCCATGACAATATTTATAGATAGAAATGGGGATGGTTTCCCATCCCCATTTCCCTGTCATATAAAGTTATATTAGCCCGCCATTTCGTAATATTTGTTGTCTGCAGTATTCCCAAATAGTGCTGTATCTTGCTGTGCATTATCGAAGCGCAGATTTACTGTGAGTTGCATAGGCTCACTTGAAGAATAGTCAAATGTGTCGTATGCAACTGATTGTATATAGCAACCTTCCAAAAACCATGATTCTAAGACATTGTCATCACCACCATCAAGGGTTTCAATATATGTTTGAAACTTATAGGAAATACCAGCTGTGGTGCTGGTCATATTGAGGAAATTTTGTTGGTATTGAACTTGATTATTGATCGTAGTGCTTATGTGGCTTCCGATATCGTCAAGAAAAACAATATCAATAGCACTCCACTTGGGTTTTTGAGGAATATACATAATACTGTTGTATTGATGGATTTCAGTTTCAGCAAAAGCCACCGTGGGGCGAACCACGCTTTTGACTTGGCGTGTCACAAAAGGGGCAGGCCGTTTGGTGATACCAAGCCCTGTCATTGTGAGCCGGAAACGATATTTTAATTTGGGATGTAGTATTCCATTCCTGTGTGCTGCTCGTGGTTCTGTAGGAACTCCGAATTTGTTTAGTGTAGGTGTGAATGCCATTGTGATTCCTCCAATATGTTTTTGTTAACGGTATTTATACCAAAATGCATTTTTGTCGATCACATTGCAAATAACAGAGAAAAATGGCGGGGATTTCTCCCCGCCATTTTTATTATCGGGTAGCACCTGGCAATGGGGCGCCAGTGTTAAGCAGGCGTATAGGGATGTAGATAAACTCAATTGCCTTCTCGGGCTTGATTGCCACATCAATCCACAACTGATTTGCATCAATACGGGCTGGTGTGTTGTTGCTGGTATCACAAACAACAGCATAGTCATATAATGCACGCAATCCCAGCAAATTACCAAAAAATGCATTGAATGTTGAAAGCACTGAATCGCGTGTTTGTTTGTCATTGGGTTCAAACAAGAACACCTTGGCTACGTTATCCAGTTGATATTTGATATAGTTAATCAAACGTGCAACATTAACACGATCCAACGCAGTGGTCGTGGGGCTCAGTGTCTTTTGGCCGTAAATCACCAACCCTCTGTTGGGAATATAGGCAATTGGGTTAATGCTGTGGGTGTAAAGCACGTCACGCTGTCCTTGATTCAAGGCCACCGTTTTGTATTCACCTATGCTATTCAAATAGCCCACACTGTTTACCCCAGTTACCAAACCACGGTTAAATCCAGCTGGAGCGAACCAGGGATAAGACACTTGATCGTTAAACGCAATGGTTCTCAATGCCATCATGCTGGGTGGCGCCAACACGTAGCTGCCATCTAGGTTGGTGCTCAGTGCCCAAGGATACCAAATACCAGTGTAATCATCGTGTGTGACCAAACCAGCGTCACCATTGTCATATGCATTGGCAGCATTGTTTGCCCAATTGACAATGGCTGTTCCTGTTGGCACCAGATGTGAAGGTGTGTCACCAACAACAAATGCAATTTGCTTTTTGTCCGCATTGAGAGTGACCATTTCTTCAATGCACTCTGGATAGCCGGGAGTTGCAAGCAAGTTGAAGTAAATGGTTTCTGCACGAACATCTTGGTTGTCTTGCAGAGCTGCTTTGAGTGATTTAACCACCATAATACGCTGTGCTGCACTTCCCATGTATGGAGTGAAATCGCTGGGGGTGTTTCCACTCACAGTGACCCAGCGTCCTCTATTCGCCACAGGTCCGGTTGTAGTATAATTGGCATTCCATTGCTTGACATTGTTGGTGCTGTAACGTGTGTTAAACAGCAACATGCCTGCAGGGTGTAGCTCTGCATTTGGTGCGTCGCTGTCCACGTAATCGCTTGACGCCAATGCGCTGGCTGTGGTTTTTCCAGTTCCATCATCCTGGCGTGCATCTGCAAAGATGATGCCAGCTGATGTCACATGATCGGTATTGTCTATTTGCACCCATGATCCACCATTTCCTGCAACATAACGGCTGATAACAGGATACATGCTGGCACTGGAGTTCAACCAAAGGTCGTAATCGGCCAGTGGTTCACCGGTGCTTTGTTTGGTAGGGGCACTGCCACTTATTATGATACCATTGGGATCTGTGCCAGGGTAAACTATGTAATAACCCTTCCACTGTATACCATCCCCCACCATGACATCCGCAAGCAGATGGGTGTTGAACCACAGTGTGCCATCAGCAGGTCGCCCTTGCGGTGCCACAACGTCTGGTGTATACAAGAAGTCTGTTGATGCATCAACACCACCAGGTAGCCATGATGCT